GCATCACTTCTTGTTTTTTATTGTCAGTTGAAATTTCTTCTACTATACCTAATGCTTTATCAATTGTATTACTCATCTTCGCCTGTCACTGGGTTATAGGTTTTTGAATCTGTAAAGAAAGATGTTGTTTCATTAAATCCAAAATCATCATCTGCACTAGAATTAACTGGGTCTGGTGTGACGGTATATCGCTGCTGTCTTGTCGGTGATTTATCAGGAAGGTCAAGAAATTGATCAACTTGAACAGTTTTAATGACACCACTAGATGTAACAGGACCATATAAATAAAATTTAGCAGTAAAATCTAATGTGTAAATAATGGCCCTTCTAGATTCAAACTCACCCTGATAATTATCTTCATAGCTAATCCCATTTAAAACAATAGGAATATCTCTTTTAATTGACATGTCAGGAATATCATTTATTGTTATTGTATAATCAGGTTGAAAAAAAGGTAAGATTTGTTCTACAATTTGTAATGCATCATCTGATTGTTTTGCTAAAATGTATAATTGTACAGATAGATTATACGGTACTGGCATAAACTGTGTGTCAATTGATTTTGTTGTGTTTCCCGTGTTTTTTTTCTTAAACTTTTGAACTCTATTTAGTTTTCTAGCAGGATCATAAGAAAGATTTTGTATCTCAAACCCAATACGGGGTAGAGTTAAAGCCACTTTACTTGAGAGGTCTGCATCTGCTCTTAGACGAGTTAAAAACTTTTCTCTCGGGCCATATGCAAGAGGAACTTTCATAGATTGAGCAATATTACCAGAACTATCTTTGCGAACTAGTTGTATATTATTAAATGTTGTACCAAATCCTACGATTACTTTGCGTATAGTTTCGTGATAAAACTGCTGCCCTAACATTGTAAATTATCCTCCTACATCACCAAACGGATTTTTCTCACTGAAGTCTAAAACTGAGTTTTCGGCAGTTGCTGAAATTGACCCATCTTCTGTTTCAAATAACTCATTTTGTGCTTGATTATCTATATTATTTTCTGTCGTACCGTCACCTAATATATATGTTTCTTGTAATAGGAACTCTCCTGTCTCCGAAAGAATAACACCAGCAGATGTTGTCATATCACTTGTTTCTAGTGCAACTATTTCATCACCACCTGTATCTTCAACATTTTCATGCACAACTCTACCATTTTCATCCTCTAAGAATAGAGTATCAATTGAAGCAGAATCTTGTTCCATAGTAAATTGGAATGCAAGAGTATCAATTGATAAACCATCTTCAATCGCATCAATCGCAGAAATGTCTGTATCCAATACTTCAGAGCTATATTCAAATAACCGACAACGCATCTTATAAACTGGATTATTATCTAATTGGAAATATGGCTCATCATGGTCAACAAAATTAATTTGAAATATTTTTGAAAGGATTGGATGAAAAATTAAATCTCCTTCTAATGGCCTATCAGAATCAGTTGATGTTGCTTCTGAAATAATATATCCACTCTCAAACGATGCTGAAGCTTCAACTGTTGCACTATCTAGAGTTCCATCTTCCAATAAGATAGAACCACTAAGCGTATCAGTTCCAGATTCTATGGTAACCTGTTTAGTCAACTCTTGAAATCTAGTTTTAGCAACAACGAATGTTGCTTCACTTAAATTCTGCAAACCAAATTGACTCATCATTTCTTTTTCACCACCAAAGCCACCTTCACTATTCTCCATATACATTTCAATTTTTGCTTGAGTGGTGAACTTAGCTAAACTGTCTGTACCAAGAATTTTATCTTCATTAACAAGAGTTCTATCGAGATAATGAACATCGTGCCCATGAATCTGTATTGCTTCAATAACCAAATCTCTATAAAGATTCTGTTCTGCGGCAATCGCTGAAACATTGCTTGTGTGAAACGCTGAATTAACTGCCATGAGTTATCCTATCTGATACATGGGCGGTAATTCAAAAGCTAGTTGTATTTGTTCTTCTAATCTTAAAATTTCCTCTTGAGCTTGACTGTATAAAGTTTCTCCATTCATTGTTACACCACCTAACATAGTAACGCCATTAAATTTACTAAGGTTTGCTCCCCACTGTCTTTTCAACAGTGCTGTTGCATATCTTTTTAAATAAATATCGTCAAATATATCTGTATATGTAGTGGGATCAAGTTTTCTAAAACATTCTATTAGGATAAAATCTTCATCAGCTGTTACATCGTGTGCCCAATCCATATCAATATATAAACGATTTTGATGTTGATTAAATCTTATAGGTGTTTCTCCAACTAAAATATGCTCCAGAAAATCTAAGTGTTTCATTGTCATATCATAATGGAGTATTGACTGCGAAGAAAAATCGTATAAATCGTTTAGTCGTAATTGATAACGAACATCAAACATATTTGATGTCGAACCTTCATTGAAAGGAAAAACTTGAATAACAGAGACTACTGAGTCTGGAACAGGAATCCAATTATTACCTTCTAACCAATCAGCAGTTACAGTGCTATCAATTTTATCTGTAGCAGTTGCAGTGTCATTTGCTCTTGCTCTTGTAACTTCAGCAGTTGTAATCAAATGCTTTAAATACATTCTCTCAACACCATCATAGTGATACTGTGCAAAATATTGCAAAGCTTCATCTATCCGATCATCTGCTTGATCATCAGACACATTAATATCAATAACACCAAATCCAAGATTTCTTAGACAGTATGATTTAAATGTAGCTTTTGTCGTTGGTATAGCCATTACTTGTCTACCAATTGTTGCAAGAGATTTTTGATTTCATGTATCTCTGATTTTAAAGTATTTATCTCTCTGGTTGCGTTCCTAATTGTGTCTCTTTGGTCTTCTTCTTCCCGTTGTTTTGATTTAGCATTCTCTGCACGTTTCACTGCTTTTTCATATGCGCTTCTATTTCGATTTATAACAACGCCAGGAACATTAGCATCTTTAGCTAAATCTGGTTCACCTTCAACACGTTCATAATTATCACTCATTATAATGCCAATGCTAATGCTCTAAAGTCAGTAAGTCTTGGTATAGCAGCCTGATTAGTACTTTGCATAATAATTTTAATTGAGAATGAAATAAACTCTGGTAAAGGATCGCCAATACCATCATCAGTCACACCAGCACTATATACATATTCTTGAAAATCCTTAACTCCCAAAGAAGAATTGACAGGCACATCTGTTGTTCCAGTAGTATTAAAGAATTGATAAGGCAAATCATCAAAATCTATAGAATCTTCACTTGATAGAATTTTAAACATTACTTTAATAGTAGCATCAGATGGCCTATTTGCAGCAAGCAATACTTTTAATGCAGTTGCAGGGTTTTCTAATATAACTTTTTTAGTTAAATAGATTGCAGCATTATTATCCCCTTCGGCCTCTGTTGAAGGAATAAAAGTAAGATTTGATGCAAGATCAGAAGCACTATCAATTTTATTAATTCTATTCATTACAGAAATCCAAGACGATCTTTGTAAGTCGATTGCTGGACTTAAATTTGTTCTTATTGATTGCATATTAATTCTTGTTAGGTATGATTTAAGTCCACCCATTTCATTTGTTTCATTAATTTCTGAAGCAATCATTCGAGTAGTATCAAATTCATAATTGTCATTAATAGGAATTTTTCTTTCATTTGTTTCTGATGTTCTACTGAATGATGTTTCAGAACCAGAAATACTTGTTGCAGATGTTGTTCTCAAAAAAGAAGTTATCTTTGTTGCTTCTAACTCCAGCACGCTCATTTGAAGAACACCAGTATTTACAATATGATTTTCTGAAGCAGTAACAGCTACACCACCATTCTCAGAAGATGCTCCAGCACCTCCATCAAATGCTGGGCTACTAGTAAGAGTTATACTATATGAATCAATATCAATATTAGCAATTGAAGTGTGAGTATTAATTATTTCTATAAACGGCACTTTATGCAATTGATATAATTCTACAGTCGAACCAGCAGCATGTGCCGTCGCAGTTGTATTATCTTGCGCTCTAGTTATAGAAGAAACTGCCGTAGATGTAATATCTGTGAAAAACATAATTTCATCATTAATCTTAATATACCAACGAGAAGTGGAATCTACTGTTCCTGCAAATTTTCCGGCACTATTACCAAAATTTGTACCACTAACTAATGTTAAGGTAGTAGCAATATCAGTCATTCCAGAACTTAGAGTTGTAGATAGTCCAGACTTAACTCCACCAATAATAACATTATTTGAAGTGTTGTACATAGCATGGTCTTTATGTCTTACTTTTAAAGCAGTATCCCCATGAGTAAATGTTAGGGGATTAGTCAACAAAGTTCTATTTGGTAAAGTAGCATTAACAAGTGATAAATTTCCTCTACCTTCATCATCAGCAAGAGATTTTGTAACGGAAGTTCTTCCAGCTTCAAATAAAGCTGCATTAATTGTTATTTTTAAATCTTCCATTGGAGATATTGCCCACGCAGAATCATTACTAGATTTAAATAATGTTCCAAGCATTGGTTGCTTATCTAATATTTTACCACCCAATAAATTGTCTTCTCCCATTCTTGACATAAATATCTTATACTCAGGAGAATGTGATCCCACTACAATGGCGTAGTCAGTTTCTTCTAAAACGTATACAGGCGATTCAAATGTAAATTTTGTTGGGGCACTGCCAAGTTCTGATGTAGAAATATCAACTGGATTCAGCACTGATCTAGCAAAGACCAGTCTTTTAGGTGTTGGGTATCCATTTAATGTTTCTCTGATTTCAACAAATACAGGTAATTCCTCATCTTTTCCAAAAAAGAATAATTCAACGGAAGTAATAAACGCACCACCCCTAAAATTACCAACGCCTTGTTGAGATTTCATTTCCTCCATAGGAATTTGAAATGTTTGAGCCAATGGTTGAATATGTTTTAATTTAGCTGGTGAAGCCATTATCTTATTCCTTTATAATTATTTTTATTCATTTATGCAGCCACCAGCAACAGTTCTTTAGCTGCTTTTAATTCCCTAAGTTGCCGATCCTTACGGTATCTACCATGAACCGTATACAAATTTTCATCACAATAAACATTATAATTATCAGATTTTGTAACAATGCTTACTGTTGGAGTAATCTCAGAAACATATTCTATTGTATTAATTATAACTCCATTTATATTATCTCCAATAGATATATCTTTTGTTTTCTTCCACATGTTATTAACAAATAATGGGTGATCGTTAGTAATTTTTAATTCATTATTAATAATATAATACCCTTCTCTCATATGATTAGTAATAAGTTCCTCAATAATAGTTGTCCCGTAGTTAGTTATAATTTCATTACCAATTTTCAATTTATTAACATTTATCAAAACATTATTTTTGAGCATAACTTTCATATCGTTAAGTAGACAATCATCGCCATCGTACTCTTCCACGAACGGCCGAGGTGCGACTCGATAAATGTATATAGCTGGTGGTGGTGGCGGTGGTGGTGGTGGTCTTAATGCCAAAGATACATTCTGATATTGATCAAACATTCCAACAGCATAGTATATAGCAAATCCTTCTGACAAAGAGTCTGCTGAGTCTAGTCCATCATAAGTTTTCCTTGAAGGAATATCAATATTTATCATTGAACCTCTAGTTGATTCACTACTAAGTCTAAATTCAATTTCTCCTGTGGGAAATAGTGGATTGCCAGGAAAATTTGGGTCTGGTATAGTAAATACGCCACTAATTCTTCCGGCACTATCAGTGAATAATGATTTTGGTGAAACAAATCGTGATACTGGTACATTATTAAAATATGCAAACAATTTTATTCTTGGTTTAAATCCAGTTCCAGTAAATGAAACAGCTTGTGACCGACAGAATGGACGAACACCTTGAGTTTTTATTCGATAACCATTTCCTTGTCTTTCAATATTTGCAATTGCCTTAGTTGCAACTTCAACTCTTTTTCTTTTTGATTCTATTGATCTTACAAACCTATTATTTTCAAACGCATCACCGGGATCAATTTGTTCAACAACACCTAACCACTGTGATTGCCAAGAATTCCACATAGCACCCAAAACATGATCTGGGGTTGCAGCTGCAAAATCAAAATCGTGAGCAACACTTACAGTAATTGTTGGTCTAATTTCAGTTTCAAACCAATCATCACCATAAGGAGAAAGTTCAACAACACCAACCCATGTAGAATTAACAAATGGTGAAAGTGATTCAACCCTTGTCGCAACATCTTGTTTCAAAAGAAGTTGTTCCGTATAAGGTAAAGTTATCAAATCACCTGTCTTTCGATATCCAGCAGCAGTTCTTTCAGTGTCTGTTGATACTGCTTCTATCAATTCTATATGTTGCATTCTATGTTTTGGTCTTAGTTCATTATTTTCTGCATCAATAGCAACTTTATAATCAGGACTTCCAATATCACCAGTTCTATGACCAGCAAAATTATCAACCACAAATCCAGATTTAAATCTGTTTAATCCATTTGCATCTGTAACTTCAAGGTCTTGTGCTGATCGTTCCAACAAATTTAATGAAGCATAATACTCGACATTTTGAACTCTTTTCTCAATTTCACCAATATCTTTCATCGTATATCTTTGATGACGTTCTCTTTTTATTTGAACCTCTTGAGGAGCAAAAGTAAATGCCGGAACAAATATTTGAGCAATTTTCATCATACTGCTATGTGCCGCAGGCGGAACAGGAACTTCAGCTGATGCACCACGAAAAACAGTTACTTTTCCTCTTTCTGATACCTCAACATTAGCAATATAAGATAAGAAGTATTCAAAATCACTTTGTACGAATGAATCTGGTTTTGGTACATCTGACATAGATGCGCCTGTTCCATCATATTGCCTATGGAAGAAATCAAACGAATTACCAGTAATCTCATCTGTGGTTGTAATTTCAGAAGAAGTTCCAGCAATGTCTTCAACTCTAGGCCTAAAATCATATGTGTCTTGTAGTGGAAACGCACCTGTTGGTGATGGTGTATCTGGATCAATTTTTGATGCTGTATATGTTGGGATATCCTCATAAGTCATTTGATCTGCAATATCAACATACGAATCAACTGTCATTACATCACCAGCGCCATGTTCAAGGTAATCGTAAATTACTATGACTTTACCTGTTGGAGAACTTACATTATTTCTTCTTACAATTCTAGATATATCATAAAAGTTATCTCTCATTCCAGTATCAAGAGTGTAGTTATTCTTAATATCAATAGAGCCAGCCGTCAGTTCAGTAACAGTTGAAGTTGCAGTAGAAGAAAATCCTGTTATCGTATCACCAACACTAAATTCTGTTGTTGTTTGGAGAACATATTCTATAGGACTAGCAACATTAATAATTCGGGCCGTTGCACCCGAAAATGAACCTGTTATTAATTCACCTCTTGTAAAGGTGCCAGTTATTGTTCCTAAAGTCAATGATGGAATTGTTACATCTGTGCTAGTATTTTCTGAATCAAATACAGCAACTAACTTAAACGCATCTGCTCTACCCAAAGAAATTGTTCTATCGGTAGGACGAGTTCCAAAAGCATCAGTATCACCGGGATTAACTGCTAATTTTTTCATTAGGTTAACAGTTTTACTTTTGTGGGCTGCTGATGTTTTTAATAGAGACGCTATAAGTTTAACTTTTGTTCCTGTTGGCAGATTTGTAGCATCTAGGATAGTTATTGAACTTGTTCCCGCACCAGAAAGAGTACTGGCAATAGATACAATATCTCCTTGAGCGCCACCACCACCATCTGTAAGGATGGAAAGGGTATAATCTTTTTCGTTATGAGAGGTAAATGTCTCTCCACTACCGGAATTGAAAGTAACACCAGCTGAAGTAGTTGTTCCAATAAACTGTTTTCTGATTGTATATTGAGTATCAGATTCGCCTTGGTTTGTTGTTGTTAATAATGTTTTAATTACAGGTTTAGCTAATCTATATAGTAATGCATTTTTTTCCGGTGATTTTATTATAGCAGATTGAGTGTCCCGCCCTTGTTGAATAATATTACCAGAACCTGTTCCAGCTTCCAATTCAATAGATGAATTAACATCATCTTCAAGAAGAATTTCTGAAAAAATGTTTGTTGCTTGATCCAGAACAACATCAGCAGTGAAGTCTTCTCCAGATGTGGTGTCATCCATAAACACTTGTCTAGTGTCAGAGAATTGAAAAGTATCAACTATTGAAATTGTTAAATCAACATTTCCACTATCTTCAACAATGTCATCAGTTTCAGCAGAATCTGAAGCAGTTATAGTTTCGCCAGACTGAAATGTTCCTGTGACATTTGTTAAAAGAATAGTTGTTCCAGTGGTCCCATCACCAAAAACAAAACCTATAGCTCCAGATGTTGAACCTTTAACTTGAACGCCACCATTACCATGAGTAGCAATAAGGGTTGGGCTTGGTGTATCACTCATTGTAAGTTTAGTAAAAGGTCTTACATCAAATAAGTATAATTTATACACAGCTTCTGTATTTGATGCAGATGCCCCAGCTGTGCCAGTACTATATTCTAAACCCCTTGCTCTTGCAACACCAATATGATTTCCAGATGCTGTACCTCTAGTTGCAGTTACCGTATCAAACAAATCAATTTGTTTAAATGCAGTGCTTTCTCCACTTATTGGCGAAATATCTGGACTACCATATATACTTGTTATGTTAACAAAATTTCCTAATTCAGCAATAGTAACACCAGCATTAACAGTTTCAAAATCTCTCGCTTTAGCCATAGTTTTAAAATGTGAATTAAATCGTTCAAATTCATGACCCCTCACATATGCTTTATGAGAAGAAATTTCTAATTGTAACTGATCATTTGCCGCAACAAAATTGTCATCAGTTATTTCGCCAGCAAGAAACAATCCAACATTTTCGTTGATTGTAACACTTTCGTGTATCTTGAATTCAAATGGTTTAACTGTATAATCACCAGATTCATCAAAAGTTCTTCTAGCAAAAGTTTGTTCAAGTTCAGCATATTGTGTTTTATTTACTAATGTGTTAATTCTACCATCTTTAACATCCATCAATTGAACAAAATTCTTAATATCCTCTGAACTTTGTGCAGTTTCTCTTGGTACTTGCGTTAAAGATAATGTAATTTTAAATCTGTGTGCGCCTTTAGCAGCAAAGTTGTTAGAACCTGTAGAATTATCTAAAAGAGATGTATCTAATTCTGGAGTAATAATTTCTTCTTTAATATTAAAACCAACCAATGTGCTTACATCTGTAGTATAATCATTAAGAACAAAAGTTTCTGAAGAATTCTTTAAAAAGAAACCTCGAATGTAATAAACACCATCATTTATTACTACAGAAAATCCTTGTCTAGAAGCTGGACCAGTAGGCCCAGCTTTCTCTGTTTCAGACGCTGTGGTAGCCAAAGGAGAGGTGAATGCTGTAGCAGATGCAACATTAGTATCATATGATGTAGTGTGTGTTATTCCAGCATTAGCAAGTATATTTTCACCATCAGCAAATTTAGAAGTTATATTATCAGTTCCATTTTCAATATAACTGATATGAAGTAAAGGTTGATCTACACTAGTTCCAGCAGAAAACCCAGTAACCTTTGCAGTAACACCAGTTGTTTCTCCAGTAATTGTTATACTACTATTAACATTAAAATATTGTGAAGGATCAATACTTTCTCCAGCAAATGTTTTCACTAATTTTAATGTAAAATGAGGAGCTAAACTTATCTGGCCAGGAATAACCATATCACCTTCTTTAAAGATATGATCTCCAGTGCTTGATATCTGATTTTGTAAATTAGATTGTAATTGCGTCAATTCTCTAGCTTGAATAGCAAAGCCAGGTCGAAATAAAATCTTTTTAAAATTATCATCCTCATCAAAATCATCAAAATAAGGTGCAACATTTAAGTCTGTTTGTTCTGCCATTTTAGAATTCCACTATAATTTTAATATCTTCTGTTTGATCTGTAGCTCTAGATATTGGCCTTCGATTTTCTTTGTAAATAATATTACCACTATCAGCTGCTAATTCTGGATTAGCATATCCATCTGTAAATGTGATAGTAGATGCATTAGCAAGTGTAACAGCACTGTCAGCTGTAGCATCTGGAGTTGCAACTGCACTAGAGGAAGCACCAGTAATAGCATTTTCCCCACTAAAAGCAACAAAGGCACCTGTTGTGGAGTTAGTTCCAAAATCTGCATGTCTTTCCTGCTGATAATAAAGAATTTTTAAATTAGAATCAAATTCAACAACTTTACCGATTGCATTAGTTGATGCCTGTGTTATTTTTTCATCAGCACTAAATGTTCCACTAACTGAACCTGTCCCACTTGCAGGAAACTTAACTGCAAATGTTTGTCTTGCAGTGGATGCTGTTGCAACTGTTGATGTACCAAAATTTGTTGGGTCTACGACTAACCCAACATTTCTAAAATCATTTGT